TCTGTTCGGGAGTGCCCAGGGTGTTCAGGTCAACCGTCAGCGGGTTAGTGTAAACAGGCAACGCGCCAACATCGTTAGCCGTCAATTCAACGTCGCCGTTGGCGTCGGGGGTGAGGGTATTGACGGAGCGGACAAGCCCCTTGCTGATTGAGGCCAGATTGGTGTTCACAAGCACCCAGGCATTGAGCGTACTATTCCATTCAACCTCAACCAGGGCGGTCGACAAGATTTCCCCGCCTTTCAATGCTGTATGCACGTTGGAATAAATCGGTGCCGCTGCCAGTCCGTTAGGTGCAAACGTCGACGCCGTCGTATTGGCGCTTTTCGCTTTAAACGTCAGTTTCAGGCCGTCAACCAGTGCGGTTACCGGTGGCGTATAGCGCGCCGCATACGCATTGGCCTTCCCCTCATCAGGCGCGTAATTCATTACGCCCGACTGCATACCGGCAACCAGTCCCGCCGCCGGCAGGAACGGCGCATTCGTCGCCAGCACGATGTCCGCGGTAGTGATACTGGTCTGGCCGGCCTTCACCGTCACTACATAAGCCCCGACATATCCCGCATCCGGTGCTGGGGTGGTCTGCGTCCCCGTTGTTGCCGCAACTCCGGCTTTGGCTTTCACCAGGCACTGTCCTGCACGCACGGTGCCTTGCGCAACACCGCTGTTGTTTGGACCGTGCCAGGCTTGTGTCGGATTCGAGGCGTTGTAATACGGCAACACCGTGCTTTCCGCATCGCTTTCCTGGTAGGCCACCTGCACCAGATAATTGATGCTAAAACCCGCTGTGGTGGGTGCAGGCAATGCCAGCGTAACAGCATCAGCCAAAATGCCCTGTTTCAGAATGCTGTGTTGGGTATCGGCCGGCAACGACGAGTACGCCGACTCATCCACGTTTTGCAGGCTGTAGATTTCACCGGCATCCAAGGTCACTCCCAGCGAAGCCGGCTGCGTCGGGTGACATGACAATCCGCGCAGGTAGGTGTTCGTGCCCATCATTGCGCCGGCGAGCTTTGCCAACCCAATCAAGGCAAAACGGTTTGTCTCCAGCAGGTCCGTCTCTAGCGGTATAGCGCCGGGGTAGACAATTTTTCTGTCCAAATTAACCTCCAGATAAATGGCAACAGCCGGGAATTGCCCGGCTGTCTATAAAGAATGTTGATGAAGGGGAACTTACTGAATGCGCACCCAAATGCGGGTGCCACACATTTTCACGCTGTCGATAGCGGCATAAATATCTGTATCGCTGATATCACCATCAACCATGTGCCTTGAGGCGTAAACCGCCCGACTGGGAATGTGATAACCGGCGGTGGGGGTGCGATAGCCGGCTACATCAGCAACGCCATCCCCCGCGCTACGAAAAACCGTCACGAAGGCCTCATACGGCATCGACAAAGAACCATAACTGCCGGCCACGCCGTAACCGAGCATAGGACCACCGTAAGCACCAGTATCAACCGGGTTTGCTGGTTCGATGATGAGAGGGTCCCTTCCGGTCAGTTCCCTGACAACCAGCACAATAGCCTTGCGGGTCGCCTTTTCGCGAAACAGATTGACCTTGATCCAGGCTCGGTACGAATCGTCCGACTGCCCTGGACGACGCGGCAGGCCATTGCCGAAAAAGTCATAGGCGATCATATCCAGCCAGCCATCGGTGGCAGTGTTGACACGCGTCTGACACTTTGCATAAGCTATCAACGCGTACAGTTGCGCATTAACGCTGGCAAAGCCACGTAACAGTGCATCAATGACGGGCGAGTTATCCCCGAACCACGACCGCGGCAGCAGCCGCTTTAATCGCCCAAACTGATCGTTATTATCTCCAATCGCCATTATGTCACCTGCACCTTACCGGCCTTGATGGTTTGCTTGCCGTCAACGGCGATATCCTCCACGCCGCCATTGAGGATGATATCGGTCACGTTGGTAATAGCCGGAGAGACCCCATAGGCCACGCTGGATAAACTGGTATACGGTAACCCTTTTCCCAATCCCAGGGCGTTGATGTGATTGGTAACCGCATCACTGACCTTACCCGCCAGGTCGGCGTGGTCGTAGCCTGGTGCGGTCGTGATGCTCATCGACACATCTGCATGGGTGACTGTGGGTGCATAAACTGCAAAGGCAATTGTAAAGCCCCGCACTGCATCAATGGCGTTATACAGCGACGATAACAGCGCTTCTGTCGGGGTACCTGAGCCGTCATCCACCACCACAAAGAAAAAGCCCAGCCTTTCGCTACCGTCGTAATTCTGGTTCTCAAACAGCTGGTAGGTCAGCCCTTCCTTATCTGACGATACTGCATAACCTATTGCACCCTTGGTCGCTTTAGACAACGATGCGATATATTGAATAAAACGCGCCCTGAGCTCCGGGTCACTTTCTGAATCGCTGCCATTCGTAAAGCTCGCCTCGTTACTGACGGTGTCAATCCCCGGCATGGCACTGCCCAGGGTATTGATAGCACCTATCACCGCATTACCGTCTTCACCGGCCACTCGCGCCTGCACCGGCACCTGTATGGATTGGATGCCTTGTGCCAGGACGTAGCCGTTCAGGTCAGTACTGTAGTTGACGTCCGTTGCATCCGGCTGCACGTCGTATTGCTGCGAGCCATCGCCGTTCTGTACGATGCTGCCCACCCTGACAATGGCCTGCGCGGTGGGGGTGTAACGAGAGAACCGCACCCGCCCCGTTGCATACGTCGCACCGATGCGCGTGACGCCATAATCCCCGACCCACGAATCCAGGTCCTCGCCGGATGACGTGGCGGCGCGCGTCAGCGCCAGCAGGCTCAGTACCAAGCTTTGCAGCCACATCGCCACAGCGCTGTAGGCTTCGACCACCGCCCGCAATATACTGCCGATAGTGGTATCGACCAGATTGGCACTCCCGCCCTGTATTGCCGTCACCTGCTCCGACACCAACGTATTAAAGTCTTTTGTCTCCATGGTTATCGCCCCACATCAAAAGAGAGAAAAACCGGCTCCAGCGTCTGGGCATCGGTATAACGGAGCGACACAGCAATACCGCCCGTAATGGCTCGGACAGTAATGACCGGTGTCGGGGACTTTGCCACTGATGCCTCCAGCGCCATCTGCCCGCGGATAAGGGCGGTGATTTCAGGGATATTTGCCAACTCCCCTACGCGTTTTGGCAAGCCGGCACCGTAGTCACCATGAAAGAGATAATCTCCTGCATCCTCTGGCGTGCGGGGATTGGTCAGCAACCGGCGCAACACTCGCTGCTGACCGCGCAAAGTGTCGGACACGCCCTGTAAATCTCCCGAGGAGGAGACGCCGATATCCCCACCGATATAGTGGTCCAGGTCCTGCAACTTCATGTCGGCTCCTCCGATGTCACCTCGTCGCCGCCGGCTTTAACGCCTTGTACCACATGAGTATGCGTTTCCACACAAATCCCTTTAACGGTGGCCCCGGCCTTAACATCCAGCGGTCCTACCAGTGAGGCGGAGGTATCGCCACCGTCGGTAACGGTCTGCGCTATCGGCCCGTTCAACCCAATAGCACCGCTCAGGTCGATGGCTTGCGCTGTCGTGGTATGCTTGCCTTTCACCACCGTCGTCGCGTCCCCGTCCACCACCAGGTGATAATCGCCCTTGATGGTTTGACGCAGGTCGCCGGCACTCACCATCTCTACGCTCCCGTCGTTATGAAATTTCAGCATTGAACCCGACTGATGAACTAACCAGAATTCACCGCCTGGACAGGGTGGCGGCCTGTCTTCGTCGTTGTAAAAACGCCACCCCACCGAACCGGCACTGACCGCGCCTTCCTGGTAGTCGATTTCCACCAAATCACCGATGGACGGCGGACACGTTAGCCCCCAACCATTACCCACCCAGGGCGATTTCAACGACAGCCACCCTGTCAGGACGTCATCCGGCTGCAACATCACCCGAATGGCATACGCATCAGGGTCGTAGCTTGTCACAACGCCCTGCCGCGTAGTCGCGGTGGCCTGCGCGGCCTGCTGCGCCGCCGACAGCAAGGTGTTGAGAAGGTGATTCATCATGACGTGATCTCCAGGTCAGGACTGGTGTTTTTGGCCGTAATGCTCATGCGATAGCCCTCATCAACGCTCAGGCCCCGTGTGATGGTCTCTGGGTAATACACCTGGTCAAAATCCGTCTGCGTCCCCTGCACCAAAATCGTTTGGGCGACCGACAACAGGTTATCCGCCGGCAGACTGGCACTGAGCGCCATCTCATGACTGACAATGTGTTGATACAACTGCTGGGCACGCTGCTGAGCAGCTTCCTGCGACAAACCGGGAACGGTGTAACGGTAGCGCTGCGTCTGGGCGGACGCCTGGCCGGGTCGCGTTGTTTTACCCTGCCTGGGCCAAAAGGCGCTGAAGCCTTTCTTCGCCTTACTGTTCCAGCTTCGCACTTCAACGGAAATTCCCTGGGCAATGGTCAGGTTGCGGCTGAACTGCAAATCAATGATGTTCGCCGCTGCATACCCCTGGTGGGCGTCAGGAGGCGTCCACTGGATACAGTAATGGTCCGGAGAAAGCGGTGGGCGCTGCGTGAAGTACAGCGTATTGCCTTTCACATACAGGTCGAAACCCTCCGCATTCGCCAGGTAGCTGAGCAGGTCCCATTCGCTTTGCTGCTGGGTGGTATCCACAAAGTCACTTTTATAAAAACTCCCCACCTGACGCGTGGTCGGTGTCACCACTGCCTGCAATCCGTGTCGGGCAGCCAGGGTCTGCGCTATCTGGCTGGATGTCTTGTTGGCGAAATGCTCGCTGGTCTTGGTGTCGATAAAGAGCGCTGTATTATCCCGCCCAACCAGCTCCAGCGTCCCGGCCGGCAAATCAAACCGCACGTCGTCCACCCGCCCGATAATCAGGCTATCCAACTCCGCCGGCGTGTAATGCTGTGGGTCTTTGGGAAATCCCGTCCGCACCTCAACAGGCAGTGTGCGCTGACGAGAGAACCATTGCGCGTTACGCTCAGCCGGCAACAGGTCCAGCACAAACACCACTCTGAATGTATCGGCACTGCGGTGCGCATTGTTCTCCACCTCCAGCGACTGCCAGCCGCTGATGATTTCCCCGCCGACGCTAACCACACCGCGCGGATAACGCACCGCCCCCAGGGCCGAAAGGTCATTAATATCAGCCACGCAGCACCCCGCCCGTTACACCAGCCTTGGGGATAATTACGTCCGTGACATCGCTGATAAGCGGGTCAGTCAGGCCGTTGGCCTGGGCAATCGATGCCCACCCCATCGCATCACCGTAGCTTTGCGCCGCAAGTGTGTACAAATCAGAGCCCGCCAATGTCACAACCTTGCCGCTGGTCGCAATTTGTCCGAGGTTGAGCGCCAGCCGCCCCAGCGTCTTGTTCAACGCCACCAGTGCCACCGTCTGCGTCACCGCCGACGTCTGATTGGCAAAATTCTGCACGTTACGTGTCAGCGTGTTGCCGGGCAGCACACCACCCAATGTGGAAAGCTGCTGTATCGATAATGTCGCCGACGACAGCAGATTATTGACGCACATCTGCACGCCGTGAATTTCATACAACACGCCTTTCACCTCGCTGGTTACTGCGGTAGAAAAATCGTTGATGGTGTTGACGGTGTCCACCAGCCCATTAAAGGCATCCGATAACTCGGGAATACCCAGGCTATCGACCAACGCCTGGCATGCTGACATATCATCAAACACCAGCTGGTCCAGGCTCGGCGACGCCATCACACTCACCGGTGCCGTCAGGTCCCGCACAACCTCAAGCGTGATTTGGTAAGCGATGCGGTATGGCATCAGAAAGTCATAGGTCAGACGCTTTATCACCGCCTGGAAGCTGAGCTCGGACCAGGCAACCGTGACCGTCACGCCGGCTTTGCGGATGCCGTCCAGGTATAACGCCCGGCTCAGGCCATTATTGCCCACAAAAAAGCCGCTCCAGGTGAGCGGCTCAGGATTGGGGCCCAGGGCGTCGATATGCCTGACGCCACCGACCAGTCGGTGAACCACCAGAGCCTGCTCACCACCAAACGGCAAGTGTTCCGGCAGCTCAAAGCGGGCAAAGGTAAACACCTCCCCCGTCACCGAGTGAGTGAGGGTTAATCGAGTAAAAGACATGGTGATTACCTCCCGAAAGCGACAGTCGGCGGGGTCATTGTGGGATCATAAGTGCTCGAGGTTGAACGCACAGAGCGCTGAGCCTCCCTGGCCTGATGATGCGTCACCACTTTGGCTATAGGCTTACCGTCCAGATTGATATCGGTATGTACCTGGATAGGTTGAATTGGGTTGGGCCTGATAAATTGGCTTTGGCCCATGGCCGCGGCATACTGCTGCCCGTAGCTGTCCTGGTTTTTCGATTTATTGTTCTGCCGCTCCATTTCAGCCTTGAACTGATCGTGATAGCTCCCTTTGCCCACCTCGGCATGAGGAGCCACGCTTTGCGCCGCCGCTTCCTTCTCTTTGGCCTTTTCCGTTGAGGGAATGCCCGCATCGGTCATCAGGCCGCGTAACGCATTGACCTTATTATCCAGCACGTTACCGAGATGATAATCATCCCCAAAAGTCAGCGGTTTGATGCTGACGCCCGGCAGGGCGTTCATCATGCTGATGATGTAGTTGAACAACGACTGAAAACCGGAAACGACAACCTCAGAGAAATGCTGCAAGGCAAGAACAACCCTATCCCACACCTCCCCCAAGATCCCGATGAACTCATCAGCATTCCGCTTCACTGATTTGTTATGTCGATACAATAATGCTCCGCCAACAACGGCGGTGATCCCCCAGGCAATAGGACCACCAAGCACTTCAGCGATACCACCTAAAGCCTCCCCAAGGATTTCCATCAACCAACCCGATAACACCCGTGAAGCTTTACTGATTAATGATGACATCCCCGTTAACCGGGCTGCCGAGAACATGGCCCCAATAAGCAACGCACCACCGGATAGCAAAGATAACCCGGCGACTGATGCGACAGAGTACATTGTGGCCTTGGATGCCCATGGGTGTTTTTCCATGAAATCACTCACAACATCCAACAATCTCGCAAATTCAAACGTAATTTTCGTTACTGTCGGCAATAGCTGCATACCCAGGACTGCTTTTAAGTTTTCCCAGCTCCCTGCTAAAGCCATGGACGCACCATTAGGTGAGTTCAGGTAATTATCATAAGCCCGATTAAAATCCATGGCGTTTCGGAAAACACGTGCATCTTTTTCAATCTTCGCCCGGCTTTGGATTTGCGCCGCTAAAAAATCGCCTGTTTTCCTATTGAAGTTGGCAGAAATAATCTGCGCCACCTGGGCATCACTTAACCCCTGTCCGTATTTATTCCGGATTTTTTCCTCCAGAACAGAAACAAACTTATCCGGATCATGCATAAATAACGTGGCAAACGAAGCTTTCAAACCGCCGCTAAGAATGCGCTCAGCTCCCAGGCTTTGCATGTATATCTTTTTATCTTCGGGACTCAGCCCCTTCATTGCATCTTTGATGGACTGAATGCGCGCCTTGCTCACCCCTTCATCCCCAAGCCCCAGCGTCGCCAGGAAACCTTTCGCCTTCTGATCCATGTGACCACCAACCAGCGAACTGAACGAGGTCATCAGCATAGTGCCTACACGATCGCCCGATTTGAACATCGTCATCAGTGCAGCCAGGTTGCCATACAAATAACGGTCAGAGAGGAAGGAATACGCCATACCACCGGTTTGTGATGCCAGCAGGAAATCCTGGGCCCTCACCCGGTTCTTGGTAGCCAGCGTAACCTGCGAGGCCATAGCCAACTCTTTTTTGAACTCTGCCGGGTTGGTCAGCACATCACCGCCGCGGTGCTCCAGCGCCTTCGCCATCGCATTCACCGCACCATCGGCAGCATGTTCACCCAGCGCCATTTTCAGCGTAGTTTCGTATTTGGTGAACTCAGGCGCGGTCGCGATGGCGTGGTTCAGGTCACCAAAGGCAGTGTGCAAATCCTGGATTAGTCGAATATTACCGGCGATGGTTGACCCAAGCACCTGATGAGACAATGTGGCAGCCGTGCCGTTTACCTGTGCCATCTGAGAGGCAGACAAGTTGAGCGTCCTGAAATCCGCCTGCGCCATCATGAGGTCTTTGGCCGACTTGAGCGTCGCATCAATGCCTTTGGTCAACGTCAGACCCACGCCTACCAATGCGCCGCCGGCCAGGGTCATTTTGCCGATGGTTTCCAGGCGTTTCTGAAACGCTTCGGCATCACGGTTAGCCGCAGCAAACTTGCCGGAGATCGCCATCAGCCCCTTGGTGATGTTTTCGGTCAGCGTCAGCTTGACGGCAACTCTATAGGCTTCGATATCCATCGGGTTCTCCAAATTTTGGCGATAAAAAACCCAGCGCTTGGCTGGGTTTTACGGGAAGGTAGTTGCAGGGTTATTCCCACTCAACTTTTTTCAAGATTATTTCCGGGCCCATAACTGACTTATGAATGATGCCGTAAAAAACCCCAGAACACATGCCCTGGCAATCCGTGACTAATTTTTTTCTATCGTCCCTTGGTAAGCCATCCGTATTAGCTAATATGGGGGCCATATCCATCAGTCCAGATTTAATCATTGACATCTCCCCCATTGTTTGTATGGATGCTGAAACCGCAATTTTTTGCCCATACATTTGCTTGATATCAACCTTAAGATCATCCAATTGAACTGGACGGTATGCATTGACATCCCCAGCTATAGCAGGAAGAGCAACCATTAAGACAGAGGCCAGAAATAGATTTTTCATAATACATCCCAAGCTATTATTTTTTACAGATACCCTTTTAGAATGGCGCGAGACACAGATTTCCACGCGAGATCGTCACAGCAACCGAGCATAGACCTGAGTGAAGCTATCACGTACTTCCATAGGGAGTTTTGATACGATTTCACTTACCTGTTTTTCATATTTATCCCGTAAATTTATGGGATGAATTCCAGGGTTGGCAGATTTCATTCTTGCCACCACCTGCTCAACAGAATAATCGTTAAGAACACACGCACCATCTTTTCTAGTGTAAAAATCATCTACTACCATATCAGATGGTAATATAGTGAAATCATGTACAGCTTTAACCGTACCACTTATATCGCTACCACAATGCTTGCATTTAACCGCTTCCGTTTTAACCATTTCAGCACAATAAGGACACCTTACAAACCCTTCGTTTTGCATGGCATCCTCAATGGCGCGTATATCTTTATTAATCACCAAAGAGTGAATTAACGCAACAATAAACAATAATGCACCGTATACCCACCAAGTAAAAAACGAACGACCTTTGCTTTTAGCTATGGCGGCTGGTATACAACCAATTATGCCCCAAATAAATACCAACTCCATTAAATAATTCTCCATCAAAAAAGAATAGGACTTATAGCAACGGTAGACATTCAACACCAACCGTTACTAACCTCCCGCCTCCATTTTTTTGTAACATAAGGAAACTCATGAAGTTAGTTACAATTCTCGCGCTCTCTCTTCTGGTTGCACAACCTGTCTGTGCCAAGAGAACGCATCACCCCACACACCATCAGCCCCACTCAGTGCAAAACCAGAACGACGACCTCATCGAACAAGGGGATTACATCAACTCAGACGGCAATGAAGTCCATAGCCCGGCGCACACGAAATCCGGCCATGTGCCTGATGGCGCCACAGCAAAATGTCGTGATGACTCGTACAGTTTCAGCCAACACCACCGCGGCACATGCTCTCGCCATGGTGGTGTTGCTGAGTGGTTGTCGTAACCTGTAAAGACAAAACCCGCCAGGCGGCGGGTTTGCATGACTATTTTTACGACAGTATTTTAAATACCCAAAACAGACAGCAATTTACCAAATTGTGACTTGTAAAAATGCGGCTGTGTCTCGCGCGGATTGCGTTCACTGGTGACGTTCTTACCAAAGCGAAGCCCCGCCTCCGTCACATTCCAAAACTCTTTTTCGCCGCCCTTACTGCTCGGGCGCTTCATCTTCTGGATAATCCCTGCCTTCTCCAGCAACTTATTAACGTTGGTCGCCGAGCGGGAAACACCGCTCATCTTCAATAGAGTCGTCAACGAGAATGTAGCCTCACTAGACCCTGCGCCATCCAGGGAATCAATGCTATAGACGGGCAGCGTATCTGGAACACCATAATGCTCGAAGGTCTTACGCAACATGAGCATCTTTCCCGATGGCGGAAGGTTGAGCATCCGCGCAGCCGATTCGTTAAGCATCATATGCATCTGAACCTTGGCAGACAGATCGCCATGATTCTGCAGGTGCTGCACCGGATGGAAGTATGCGGCCTCCATCTGTTCGAAGAAATCCCAGGCCGCGTCGGTATCAACAATCTTCGACATGCGGGCAGCTCCCTTCTCGGTCCAAAGAGTAAGGTTGCGCGTTTTGCTCGAAATTTGTGCGTAAATATTATTTACTCGCAAATCACGGAGATCATCGCCTTCGATAGTGAAGACATGTACACCTTCGACAAAGCGTCCACGGTTGTTGCGCAAATTCATACGGACATTGGCCTCATCCGTCCCATACCCTTTCGCCAGCGTTTCCGTCGTCACAACACGAACTCCCTTCCACTCAATCACTGGAAATGTATCAGGATCGACACGTGGCGCATGGTTTGCTAGAGTTACTGCTGTTACAGTATTGCTATGCATAAATTCTCCTTTATGCAGTTATGATGACCGCCAGCTCCACACTGGCGGTTTTTATTTGCCCAATGCTGGGCAAAATTCGCTAACTCATAGATGTAATTCTCGAAAAATCCTCAATCTTCACCAGCATGTATCCCCGTTTCCGCGCCACCTCGGCAAAGCGCCGTGCGGCAGTAAGAAAATCATCATCCCAAGAGTGTTTGCTCAAAGAAACACGCTCAAGCCCATCGCTCACAACCTGCATAATGGTTCCCGCATCAAGTATGCGATCATGAAGCCGCTCAGCTAAGGGGGCCCCCACAGCCTTAAGGGCCGGGTGTAGTTCATTAATCCAAGCGTCACGAATAATCGCCATATGGGAACAGGCAGCCTTGGCGTTGCGGGCGTACATTTCGAAGTTGAACGCTGGGCTGGCGTTCCCGAGAGAAACCTCGCGGTCTAAAATATCCAAGATCCAACTACGGAATTCCTTCGCCACCGGAGTGCGGGCAAACATGGCGATGAGATGTGCGCCACGCAGGGAGAAAACTCGTGATTCCTGCACTCCACCAGGGGTGGTCAACTTGACTACCCCTGTCATGCACTCAGAGAATTCATCAGCATGCTTTTGGTAGATGCGTTGCAAGGCACGCTTTGCGTTAACAAAGGGGGTGACACTTCTGTCATCCCCTTTGATTTGATAAAGACAACGCGCAAGATCATCCAGAGTCAAGCTAATATCGCCCATGAAATTCTGGGTCTTAACTTCGATAGAATTAAACGTTACAATATTCATGTTAGTTTTCCCTGAGATTACTGACACAGAAGCCCGGTTAGTGTCCCCACACTGCCGGGTTTCGCCGTTTTTACTGGCCATTCAACCGCTCCTCACGTAAACAACGCGCCAAACGTTGAACGATCGCCGAGTTAATCGAAATTCCATCCATCTCCGCCATGCGGCGAATTTCTTCCTTCATGCGCTCCGGCAGACGCAAGTTGAACACTTCGTTTTTACGACCGGTATAAAGCACATCTTGCATAACAGCCTCCACTCATGACCCCACCGTGGGGTTATTGATAAATTAACCCCACGGTAATACCATGTCAACATCATTTGAATTGGAGGTTCCGTTATGGCCAGAACAGATCCAGTTTTCAACCTCCGCATGCCTCTTGAAATGAAAGATGAACTAGCGGAGCGAGCAAAGAAAAATGGCAGATCACTTAATGCTGAAATCGTACAAGTACTTGACGACGCTATTAAAGCGGATAGCTTCGCCACACAACCAGACAGCGAGATTGAGTTAAGGAAAATCATAATTGAGCAGGGAAATGCTATTGAAGAGTACAGGGAGTTGCTTGGGAAAATGACAGCCGTCGCTCAAGCAATGATCGACTCAGTCCCAAAAAAAAATAAAGAAAATCACAAGCCAGCTCTCATCACACCTAAAAAAACCGCCTAAATCTGCAAAGGCGTACAGATGCGCCAGATAGCAAAAACCCGCCTTACGGCGGGTTTTTGCTAGTTGACCACTGGAGCTTCCGGCAAAGGCATCCAGTGCGTTATTTGTAAATGGCTATACTGCTTATTTCCATTTACGGTTACATAGTAAAAACCTTTTACATTGCAATAATTTGCAAAACCAACACCCCTATCTGTCGAAACAATAAACAACTCAAATTGCCTCGTAGCCTTGGGTTCACGTTCCGCTACTGAAATCCACTCCACTGCCTCACTCCATTAATCCAAAGAGACAACTCTAACGTTATTCCAGCCGATAGTCAGGTTCGATGGCTTTTGCAGCGATCACTACGCCTTCGTCGCGCTGTTGGGGAAGTAAAACGAAATAACCAAGGTAATCAGCGGAAGCGCACCAATTTTCAAGAACTCAAAAATCTGCGTGAGGGCTTCGTTTTTATCCCAATAGGCATGTGCCGCGAAGACTGCCAGGCAAGTCAGAAAAATGCACAGCAAAATCTGTTTGGCGAATCGCAGACGATCCCCTTCGTCGACCGATACCGCGTTTTCCGGGATAACATCGCCGATATCCACATCGCCAGCATTTTTTCCTTTCGGCGGCATTAAAAAATCCCCACCACACGACCGACAGCCTTTAAATCCCCGGCATCGTCTTCACGAACAATCCCCAGAGAAGAGCCATTCTTCTTGGTCGACTCACTGTCGGCCACAGCAAGCAGTGCAAATGCGCGACGCATCGCTTCTGCCTTGGAGATACCGTGACGGGTCGCGATATCGGTCAAGCGCGCATCAACGTCTTTCGACAAATCAACGGTTAAACGAGTCATATCAACCTCCATTAGTACTGATATATGCAGTAAATATTACTGCGATATGGAGGTTTGTCAAATATCACACGGCAAGCCACGGTTCTGCCGCCAATGAACAGTGGAAGACGTTGCGAGTTAGACCGCTATCTGATGGCATTTTCTAGAGCCGGGGACGTTTCGGCCACTTCGGTTTTGCGATAGTCACTCCACTCCCGGCAGCAATGGCTGAATATCAGCCAGCATGCGCTCACGGGCCAGTTTCAATAATTGCTTACGGCCGCCAACGCCCCAGTGATTCATTCGTTTGGCACACTGGCTGATTTCCTTCGTTTCCGATTCGATGACCAGGTCAAGCTTGTTAAGGCGCATCATTGAGCTAAGTCCATTCAACACGGCATCGCGGAAGGTGTTGTAGACGCGGATTTCAAATTTTGGGCTAAGCCATGCGGCGTAACGAATCGCCACAAGCTCAAGTCCCCAAATCCCTGATTCCAGGCCACCTTTGATGATTTTTACCGAAGCTACTTTTGTAGCTTCGCTCAATTCATGAGCAAATCGTTTAATTGTCGCGCTTTTGATAAAGTTGCTTGGACGCTGGGACTCACTAGCCTCGCATCGCGCCACTGCGGCAGCGTGCAAATCATTCAGACAATAGCGCCCATCAGCATCAACGCGAACGGAAACGCCGTTAATAACCGACTGCCTGCGCGATGATGATACTTGCCGCGCCGCAAAGCTGGCCGCAGCGCCGGAGGTCAAGTGATGGACTGGGCCACCATTATCATCATCGGCGTACTGATACTGTTCCCATGTGGTGTATTAGCCTTTGCATGGCTGATGCTGAAAGTCATTCACGACTAGTACCTTTCTAAGACTTTTACCAATAGGAATAATTCTCCCCGGATTATTCCAAAAGCTGAATCGCGCCCCACGCAGCTAGGTGTGCCGGGCGCCCTAAGGATATTCCGAATCCACAATTTTCTCAGGGATACCCATATTACAAAATATTTCCGCATGCATTATGGTTGCAAATCATAACTATATGCAGCTTGAAGTATTGATCTATGAAACCGATCGATAACACAAAACTGATCTGCAAAAGCTATTGGCGAAGTTACGCCCTCTCCCTGACACTAACCGAGCGCGCGCTCATGCAAGGAAGCTTTCTTCATAAGATTCAATTGGATGGGTGGTTATATGATAAAAATCTCTTTTTTGAGTAGCAACATCAGTAATGTTCGGGCAATCAATGCTATTGATTGCTGTTTCTCCAATGTGCTACATTCGCTTTCGGTGCTGAACACACCTCCTAGAAGCGGATGCCGCGCCCGTCAGACATGCGGTTTTTTTACGTCCATAGAATTCTATGGCCGGGTAGCGTGTAGTACATACAATACCCCTTGCGGGAAAAACTACAGGCCGTCTTCTAGCGGTGTTCAAGTACCTGGCCACCCCTCTGAACAAGGGGTAATGAACAATCTAGAAGGACGCACATCATGAACAACCAAATCTCAGCAGAAAACCTCCAGCCCATATCGCATGATGGCGTTAAAGTCATCACCTCTGAGTTGCTTGCACAGCTTTACGGCACCGACGCGGCAAGAATTCGCAAAAACCATAATCGCAACATGGATAGGTTTATAGAGGGTAAGCATTTTTACAAAGTCATCGGAAGTGAACTTGATAATTTGCGAGTGTCTTTAAGACACTCGCAAAATCAATCTGCAGATTTGCGAGTAGCTTTGAACTACTCACAAAACCAACCTGCGGATTTCAAGCACAGCATGTCTTTAAGACCTTCTGTGGAAATCTCCCCTAAGGCGCGCTCCCTCATCCTTTGGACCGAACGCGGCGCTGCCCGTCACGCAAAGATGCTCGAAACTGACCAGGCTTGGGAGGTCTTCGAGAAACTGGAAGATTTCTACTTCACTAAAGGTGAGGCGGCTCGTGAGCGAGGGCAGGAAAGCGCCCCAGCAACTCAGGCTGAGATTGATGCATATTATGCAGCATCTACCGCACGGCAACTAAACATGATACGGCAGGTGTGGGATAATGAGTTAAAGCACCTGTTAATATCAATTCGTTCACCGATATACCATTCGTTGAGCTCAAGAATACCCGACGCTTGCATTTTAGCCGAGAAATCCAGTAGTAGATTATTGGCACAGCTACCGGAGGGTGCTGTACCTAAGCTTTATTGATAATTAAATCGCCCCAGTCCTCTGCTGGGGTTTCCGCTTCACCTCCCGGTAATAAAAATGAAACCTCGCTTACCTAACGACATCAGAATTAAGGCTGATGAGATTCTGTGTGCGTATCGTTCCGGTTTGATTAAAGCACGGAGAAGTTATCAGAATAAATACCTATCCCTGTCAGTTACTCCCCGCTGGCGATACTTATCAAAAGACAACGGTAAGAATTGGGATTTAATGTCTCACTCAAAATACAACGGCGAATTGAGGAAATGAGCATGGAAGAAGATGATGTTGAATTTATCGAAGAGCAGGCAAGCTATCACGGCCACCTCGACGATGGCCGGGACTGGACCGCATGGCACGTGTGGCGCATGCGTAGTAAGTACCGCATCAGGACTGGAGGGGTTGAGCTACCACCAGCAAGGCCCCAGGTGATGCCACCACAACAACCACCGAAGAAAAAGCAGGTAAGGAGCAGAAGAAAAAAAATCAGCACAGCCTACCACGTAATAAACCAACCCCATACAGGAGCAAAATGAACACCTATGCCAAAGTTGTGGCGTTACTCGTCACGACCGTATTCACCTATTGTTTTTTGGTCCCCAATCTTATTTCCATGCCGAATTCATTCGCTGTACTCGGCGGATTAATCATAGCGGCATTTATGCCTGTCGCTATTTATAAGCTGTATAAATATTTATTTACTGTAAGGAAAGAAAAATGAGTTGGAAGAAAATATCTTTTGTTGGTGTATTGATTGCAGCCGTAATGACACTGGTTGGCTGTGAGCGTGCCACGGTGCCAGCAGGGTATGTCGGGGTTAAAGTTGACCTGTACGGCACCGATAAAGGTGTACAGCAGCAGGAAGTTGGCGTTGGTAAATACTGGCTAAGCTGGAACGAAGAAATTTACCAATTTCCCACCTTCAACCAGTTGCATAACTACGACCAGCCTTTCACCTTCCAAACGGCTGACTCAATGGATATCAAAGCCAAAATTGGCGTTGAGTATTATGTAGACCCTACCAAGGTCACAAAAATCTTCCAGACCTACCGCAAGGGCGTTGACGATATCACTGAGGTTAACCTTCGTCAGAACATCAGCGACGCGCTGATTAAGCATTCCGGGACGATGGACATCAATGCCCTGGCGGCCGGCGGAAAAACAAAGTTGCTCGACGAGGTGACACAGGACCTTAAAGCCAAGCTGGACCCTATCGGTATC